AACAAAAAAAGGATTAATAAGTAAAGTAAAAACCATGAATACCCCTGAAACAAGACGAGAAAAACACATGGGATATGTAAAAAGAAATGTGCATTTGATAAATGGTAGACATACATTAGATGATATTAAAACACATAGTCCAAACAAATTAGACCTAGTAGAAAAAGGTGATTATGTAAATGGTTATAAAGTATGCCATATAACAGGACATTATGTTTCGGTGGAGAGTTCTGAAAAATTTGAATTATGTTTTGAAGAACAAGATATAAAAAGTATTGTTACAAAAGAGCAATTTGCATCAGTAGAATATGTGTTTTAGGAGGTAGAGATGAAAGTATTAGGTTTAATATTTGTACTATTTGGAATAATGACGATATTTACAGATTTACCATTATGGGAAGCTATTAGAGATATTGTAATAGGTTATTTATTATTAAAGGAGGACTAGATGGAAGAAATATTTAAGAATTATTATGAACTACCTAAAATTATTTTAGAAATAATGAATTGGCTATGCACAACTAAATTTTATAATAAAACTTATATAGAAAGAAAAGAAGGATATGAAGATATTAAGGAAAATTGGAAGTTTTGCGATTTTACAGTATTACATGGAACTCTTAATAATCCTGAAATAATAAAAATTGGAGAAATACCTAGATATAAGGGGGAACATGAAAAATCAATAATTATAAATTTCAAAAATAAAGATTGCTGTTATTTAATAAGGGGTTATGCTACTGATTATTGGGCAAGAACTGTTATCAAGAACGAATACCCTATACCAAATTATATGAAAAATGATTTATATAATTTTATAGATAAATTTAGGAGATAAATATGGAAGAAAAAATAAAGTTAATAAAAGAAAAAATCAAGAAAAGTAGAAAACTTTTTGCAGAAGTTGGTTCACATATATTTTTAAATGAAGAAATAATAATTGCAATAGAAAAACTAATAGATGGATATCTAGAAAAAGAGAAAGAATGTAAAGAGCAATATGAATGGAATATTTTTTATCGTGAAGAAATGGGAAAGAAAAATATACAAATACAAAACAGTATACCTAAATCAGAAATTCTAGAAATAATAGAAAATCATTATCCAGATGTTGCTTGTCTAAAAATACAAGAATTAATAGAAGAAGGAGAAAAATAATATGAGTATGAAAGAATGGAGCGAAAGAGAAGTTAAAATCGCTTGTAAAAAAGAAAATCCAAATAGAAAAGATGGAGAATTTGATTATGGATGTGCATGTTATGAAAGCGCATTAAAAGCATATAAAAGTTTAATGGAAGATGGCCACAGTGGTATGAGTATAGGATTTACTAAAAATATATTAGTTAGACTTATTGAGGGAAAACCACTTACACCAATTGAAGATACTGAAGATGTTTGGAATGAAATCTCAGAATTAGACGGAGTCAAACAATATCAAAGTAATCGAATGTATAGTTTATTCAAAACTGTTAATAAAGATGGAAAAATTACTTATAAAGATATAGATAGAGTAGTTTGTGTTAATCTAAACAATCCTAAAGTATGTTATCACTCAGGTTTAGTAGATAGAATTATTAATGAATTATATCCAATAAAAATGCCATATTATCCTACAAAAGCTATAAAAGTATATTGTGAAGATTTCCTTTACGACGAAAAAAACGGAGATTTCGATACAGTAGGAATTTTTAAAGCAATATTACCATCAGGAGATGCAATAGAGATTTGTAGATACTTTAAAGAATATGAAAATGATTATAAAGAAATTACAAATGAAGAATATTTAGAAAGAAAAGATTGTGTTGGTAAGAAATTAGGAGAGTAATATGTATGCAGATTGGATGAAAAAAGTGAAATTAGATATAGATAAAGAAAAAACACATATGGATATAAAATTAAATGGAAAATTAGCAGATATAAGCGCAATGATATTATGTGCTGAAAGATATGCATTAGGAAGAAGAACATACATAGTAGATTGGACCTGTGAATTTATAAGAAATAATTTGCACCTATTAACAGAAAAAGATAAAAGAGTCATGATAAGAGATATAAAAGAGTGTATATATTATGGAGATGAATGCGATAAAAAGGATTGGCTTAGATTATTAAAGATATTGGAGGATGATTTAAATGCAAATTGAAGAAGCAAAAGAGTATCTAAAAAAGAGAAATGAAAATTATAAATCACATAAAGAAGAAATAGATTTAGTATGCAGTGGTGTATATGGAACAAATAATGTAAGAGAATATCATAAAAAGCAAGAATCAATAGAAGTAGTGTTAAATCATATAGAAAAAATAGAAGCGGAATTAAATAACACAATTACGAGAAAGAAATATAGACAAACAAAGAAAACATTAAAAGGACAAATAAGAGAATTAAATGCAGTAATAGATGTAATGGCAGAATGGATAAATAAGCAGGATATAGACGAAGAAATATGTAAAAATAATATTAAACAACCAGAGTTATGTAATGAATATGGTACAAATTGCAGACAATGTATTAAAGAATATTTTTATAAGAAAGCAAGGGATAACAAATGATTAAATTGATAATAGGAATATGTATTGGTGTTACATTATATGCAATATTAACAGCACCAGAAGGAGGAAATGAATAATGGATAAAATAGAAAATTTTAAAGAAGAATTAAAATTAATAAAAGATGAAAGTATTAGAAGATTTGTAGAAGAATTTTTAAAGAATGTACCAGATTACTTTTTTACAACACCAGCTTCTAGTACAGGAAAATATCATCCTAATTATGCATTAGGAGAAGGAGGTTTAGTAAGACATACTAAAGCAGCAACAAGAATTGCTTATGAATTATTTAGAGTAAATATGTTTTCATATAGTGATATAGAAAAAGATTTAATATTAGCATCTTTAATATTACATGACACTTATAAACATGGTAAAAATGCATCTATATATACTGTAACAGAACATCCAGTAATAGCTTCAGAAGAAATATTAAATTTTAAAGCAGAGATTGATTCTACATATAGAGAAAATATTGCAAATAATATTTCAACTCATATGGGACAATGGAATACTGATTATAAAACAAATAAGGAAGTATTACCATTACCTAAAACAAAAATGCAGAATTTTGTACATATATGTGATTATTTAGCATCAAGAAAGTGCTTAGAATTCAATTTTAATTGTGAAATATAAAGAGAGGTTAAAATAATAAAGGTAGAAAGATGGGTAGAAATAAAATATTAATTGCAAAATTACCTCTTTCAATAATTAGAAATACATACAGAAGGAAAAAACAAAAAATAGAAATACAAGGATATAAAGTACAAGCTAAAGATGACAGATACTTAAACTTTATAATAAATGGATTTAAATGTGCTAAATGTGGGATTGAAGGGAAACATGTAAATCTAGAATGCAACTCAAGATTAGGAAATCATCTAAATGTATATGGCATAAATGGAAGCGGAAAAGAAGTATTATTAACAAAAGACCACATATATCCTAAATCAAAAGGCGGATTAGATGATATAAAGAATTATCAAGTATTATGTGAAAGATGTAATAATAATAAAAGAGATATAAGTCCTATAAAACTCGTAGAAGCATTAAGAAGCGGAAAGGCAACTAAAGAATCTGTAGAAAAAGCAGTAAGGATGCATAAACCTAAAGCATTAATAGGTGTCTGAAAGGAGAAAACTATGATAATACATAAATGCGATATATGTAAAAAAGATGTTCCGCATTTAGATACAATAGTATTATATAAAAAAAGTTTTGATTATTGCATAAATTGTAAATCTGAAGCGGAAAAGATACAAGAAGAGTTTAAAAAAGAATATGACTGTGCATATGCAATTTTAGATTGTAGTCTTGTAACGAAAGAAAGACAATATATATATGATATAAATAATAAAAATGCATCAGGATTATTTATGAAAGAAGAATAGGAGGGACAAATGAAAAAAGAAGATTTGGAACAAATATTATCCTTAAAAGGAGAAGTAAAAGATTTAACAAGAAGATTAGCTAATAAAAGAGAAAAAATAATAACAGATAGTGTAAAAGGAAGTTCTGCAAGTTTTCCATATACACAACATAATTGTATTATAGAAGGTATAGATTATAAAAAAGAAATAAGAGATAAAAAATACAGAAGGATGATAAAACAAAAACAGAGAAATATAGATAAGAAAATCAAAGAAGCGGAATATAATTTAAATTATGTTAAAGATAGTGATATCAGGAAAATAATTAGACATATTTATTTTGATGGTAGAGATTATAATCAAACAGCTCATTTAATGAATAGTGACAATCCACAAAAAGTATATACTGCAGATGGAATTAGAATGAAATTAAAAAGATTTTTTAAAAATAATTAAAAAATTTCAAAAGTGTTCGTTTTGTTCGGTTAAAACATGTTAAAATGCTAGTAAGTAAAATAGTAGTTGTTCAGAAATGGACTTGCCCAAAACTACACCCTATTATTTAATTATATCTAGTATTTTCTAGCTATAATTATATAGTACAAGTCATTTATAAATATTTATAAAAAAGAGTTAGTTAAGTCTAACTCTTTTGTTTTGGTATTAATATACTAGATATTTAATATAGTTGCATTTATTTTACTAGTTCCTTTTTAAGATGAAATATACAAGAGCAAATTCTAGTTATTGCTCACTCCCAATATATGCAGTATGTAGGATATATAAAATTAGTGTATAGGAAGGTTAAGAATATAAAATTTAAGTAGAGTGGATTTATATTTTTACTATACCAGCGAACAGCTGACTCTATAGATTATTGGTCGTAACAATAATAAACCTTTATATCTTGCATAGTGCATATATTATTATATTTAAAGAGGGGAATTGAATATGGATGATACACTAAAGAGATATAGAGATGAAATTTGTACTGTATGCAAGGGTGAATGTCACAAAGGCATTACTTTTATTTTTGATGGAAGTGGTGTAAGATGTGTTGATTATGTAAAAGATAAAACAAAAATTAAAAAGTGTATAGAAAATAAAAGAACAACTGCAAAACAACAAAGACCAATAATGCGCGACCTGGTTTAAAACTTAAAGAGAGGAGAAAGAGCAATATGAAAAAGAAAAAACATGCAGGAGGAAGGCCCCCTAAGTACAATAAAAAAGAAGAAATCCAAAAGAAAATTGATTTATACTTCAAAAATTGTGATTATATGAATGAACCTTACACTGTAACAGGACTAGCTCTAGCCTTAGATATGAGCAGACAAGACCTTATTAATTATAGTAAAAAGGATGAGTTTTTTGACACTATAAAAAAAGCGAAAATGAAAGTGGAAGTATATCTAGAAAAAAGACTCATAGTTGATAGCAGTACAACTGGTATTATTTTTAATCTAAAAAATAATTATGGTTGGAAAGATAAGCAAGAAAACTTAAATGTTGGAATTAGTTACGAAGATTACATAAAAAAGGCAGAAGATGAAGAAGAATATTAATACTAAAAAATATATAGAAGAATTCGTAAAAATAAGAGATAAAAACTCAAATATTATTCCGTTGAAGTTTAATGAACCTCAAAACAAATACTATAATGTAATTAAGGAATTAAAAAAGCAAAACAAACCAGTAAGAATAATAATATTAAAAGCTAGACAGATGGGATTTAGCACAGCAACAGAAGGAATATTCTTTAAAGAAACAGTTACTAAACCAAATGTAAACACAGCAATAGTAGCACATAAAGAAGATTCTACAGCAAACTTATTTAATATGAGTAAGTTAATGTATAATCAAATACCAGAACCAATAAAACCAGAAAGAAAAGCAAGTAATGCAAAAGAACTTGTTTTTGATAATAAAGATGGTAGTGGTTTAAATAGTAAAATAAAATGTATGACAGCTGGTGGAGATGGTGTAGGTAGGTCTGATACAATAAATAATTTACATATATCAGAACTTGCATTCTGGAAAGGTGATAAAAAAGACACATTATTAGGTCTTTTACAAGCAGTTCCAAACACTCCAAATACAATGGTTATAATTGAATCTACAGCAAATGGTTTTGAATACTTTAAAGAATTATGGGATACAGCAGTTGCTGGAAAGAACGATTTTGTTCCATTATTTGTTGGATGGAATGAACTTAATGAATATAGAATGCCTTATAATGGATTTGAATTAACAAAAGAAGAAAAAGAATTACAGACATTATATGGTATAACACTAGAACAATTATCCTGGAGAAGATGGTGTATTGCCAACAACTGTGGTAATGATGAAACATTATTTAGACAAGAATATCCTATTAATCCGCAAGAAGCATTTATAAGTACTGGTAATTGTTATTTTGATAAAGAAGCAGTTATAAAAAGAATACAAGAAACTGAAGAACCTGTTGTTAGCGGTTCTTTTCTTTTTGATTATGATGGATTAGAAATAACAAATATAAGATGGCAAGAAGAAAAGGATGGGCCAATAAAAATATATAAAGAACCAGAAAAAAGGCGACCTTATGTACTGTCAGGAGATACTGCAGGAGAAGGTTCGGACTATTTTACTGGCCATGTATTAGATAATATAACTGGAAAACAAGTAGCAGTATTAAGACAAGAATTTGATGAAATAACATATACAAGGCAAATGTACTGCTTAGGAAAATATTATAACAATGCTTTAATAGGTATTGAAGCTAATTATACAACATATCCAATAAAAGAACTTTCAAGATTAAATTATACTCATCAATATGTTAGAGAAAAAGAAGATAATTATACAAATAAACTTGAAAAATCTTATGGTTTTAAAACAACTCAGATAACTAGACCAGTAATACTGGCAGAATTACAAACAATCATAAAAGAAAATATTGAATTGATAGAAGATAAAGATACATTAGATGAAATGCTAACATTTATAAAAAATGAAAAAGGTAGACCAGAAGCACAACAAGGATATCATGATGATTTAATTATGGGACTAGCAATAGCATTTTATATTAGAACACAACAAAGTATGCAGTTAGAAAAAGAAGAAGAAAAAGAAATTAAGTTACCTTTTGAACTACAGACAGCAGAAGTTCAAGAGGAAGAATGGTATTAGGAGGAAATATGATTTTATTCGCAGTAATTATAGGATATTTATTAGGAGTAGCGCCTAGTATTTATAAAGAAATTAAAGAGATAATTAATAAAAGAGAAGAAAAAAGTAATGCTGAAAAAGATGGAATTGAAACACAAGAATTATTAGATGAGTGGTTAAACGGACCTAAAAAAACTGAAACAATTGAAACACCTCAAAATAATAATGGTGTAAATCAAGCAGATATATACACTGAATATATTACTGGCAAAGAAAGTAATAAGGAGGGCTAATAAATGTTAAGAGAAGAATTAGCAAAAAAGATTTGGAATGATTGGGAAAAAGGACTAGAATATCAAAAGAAATTAAATTTAAAGGAAACATGTGAACAATGTGTTGATTTTTATGAAGGTAGACAATGGCCTAGAGCTACAGAAAAGACTAAAAATATGCCTAGACCTGTAATCAATATAATTAGATATA